CTTTGGCGGCTTCGGGGTAGTCATCATAGCTTTCAAATTTCTGCAATTCGTCTTTGTGGTATAGGTATTCACTATCTGCTGTATGTGTTGCGCCAGTCATTAACCTACCATCGGCATCTTTATGCGTTGGCCCTTCATACAATTTACCATCTTTGGTATAATGTGGCATACCTTCTGCAAATTTATCTTTGCTGCTCCATTTGGAATAACACACGGCTGCGGCTTGGTCTTGCTCCATGCCTTCGCCAATCATTACCGGGATGCAACGGCTGATAAATTCGTCTTCGGTTTCACTTGCACTGGGTTCAACAAATTGCTCATTGAACAGCATGAAGTCTTTTTGTATGGCTGGGCGGTCAACGAGAGAAACAAAGTCAACGCCTGTTTCATCGTCATCATTGACCACAATTTTGTACACTGGTAATTCCATAATTATAAAAGTAGGTTTAAACGACACTTGTATTTCTTAACCTGCGGACACGGGTCTGCGTTTTGGTGATGTCACCTTCAAGAACATAAACTCTGCCCATGCCACCGAATTGCGCTTCTTCGGGTAAAGCACCGCCTGTGAGTGGAACGGCTGGGGCTGGGGCTGAACCTACTGCGGCTGCTCCACCTGATGCACCACCGCCACCGCCTTTGAGGATTGCTCTTGCACGTGCGGCATTTGCCAAAATGATTGCCACATAGGTTGCATATTTTGCGATACCTGCCAAACCACCTGTGGCTGCGTTATCAGGTGAAACGGGTGACATTGCTGATGCCTGTGCATTTGACAACGCAATGGCTGTATCTGTTGCAATCTGTGCCAAACCAAATGCCTTTTGTGCTTTTTCATTTTCACCTGCAAGGTCACCAAGTGAACCAAGAATGCTGCTGACAGATGTAAGTGTGTCCATTTGCATCTGTCGCTTTGCTTCCTCTGCCTTTTTGGTGTCTTCAACTTCCTTGTCTTTTATCTCCTTTCGCTTTTGGGCAAGTTGCAATTCTAAATCAACGGTGCTTTGACCGTAATCTTTGGCATTCTGCAACTGTGTTTCCAATCTTTCAACTTCAAGCTGTGCGAGTACTTCGTTATTGTCTATATTTTTAACTTGCTCACCTTTAAAAAAATCATCTGTTGATTTTACCGTATCTGCAATTTCTTTATCTGCTATTGCCTTGCGGTCTGCCGCTGCCTTTTCTTGGTCTGCCTTTTGTTTCGCATAAAATTCAGTCCTTATCTTTTCCAGTTCTGCATCACGCAGTTTGTTGATTTCAAATTCGGTATAATTCTGTTCTCGGTATCCCTTTATTCGTGTTGCAAATGCGGCATCGGCTGCGGCAATCTGCTGGGCAAGTGTATCTTGTTCAAGTGCCAATAATGTAGCACGTCTTTGGAGTGCATCTGCTGCCGCTTTTTCTCTTAATTGTCTTTGTCTTTCTGCTTCTCTTTTTGCTGATTCAGCTTGTTGTTTTTCAAATTCATTATTTGCATTTATTCTGTTTATAAATATCTTGTTTTCAGCATCTTCAATCTGCTCTCCATTTGCACGGATTGTTTTTTGATATTCTGCAAGTGCTTCTTTATATGCTTCATCACTTTCTTTTAATCCTTTTACTCTTTCCCTAAATCCAGCACCTGCTGCATCTGCTTCTTCTTTTAGATATTTTATTCTTTTTTCAAGTGCTTTTTCAATTATATTGTTTGTTTCAATTATACCAGCACCACGAGCTTTTGCGTTTGCAAGTGCAACTTGTTCCTGTCTTTCAACTTCTTTTATATGTGTTTGTGTTAAGAAAGCATTTTGCTCAACAGTTTCATTGTATTTTTTTTGTGCTGCTTCCAAATCCTCTGTTGATTTTTGTGTAATACCAATAGCTGCTTTAATATCATCCCAATAACCAATAACAACAGCAAGAGCAGTAATAATCAAACCAATTCCACTTGCAACAAATACACGGCTTGATACTGTTAAAGATTTGAATGCTTCTAATCCACGCAATCCAAGTGCCTTTAATTGTTTAGTTGCTTCACCCAGTCCTTCCAATCCCTGTGCGAGTGCCATTGCACCCTGAACTTTCAACAAGGCCTTTTGCACATCTTCGCTTTCAGCACCAAACAAGGCCATTGCACCCTGTGCCGCCTGAAAACCATTTGCCACACCTTTGGCTATGGTGTTTATTCGGTTAAACTTGTCGGGGTTTAATGCCTGAACTTTCTGTTGAAAGTCATCCATTTCATCTTTCAGTTCAGCAACTCGCTGCGCTGCTCTGGTTGCTTCGGGTGAAAATTCCCCAAACTTTTGTGCGAGTGCGGTTGCCTCTTGTGTCGCTTCCCTGATTTGTGCTTTCAGCGACTTAACGCTATCAGTGCCTTTGGTTTTGGCTTCTAAATTTATTGCTACTGTTGTTGTTGCCATTTTATTTGTTTGTTAATGCGTACCACCGTGTTCCGTTGCATACTAAATATGCTGTTCCCCACTGATTGTTTATGTTGTAATGGTCACTGCCATCTATGTATTCACCGACTTGTGCTTCTATGCGTAAAGTCCCACCCGAATTTGCTTTGACTATCCAAAACGCTTTGGATGTTGATGTGCCAACCGGGGGCAATGTAATGGTGTGATTTCCCCCTGCTGAAAAGATAATGATGTCCTTGTCCATTTCAGCCGTGTAGTTGGCTGTCGGAAATACAAATCGGTTTGTTCCAAAACTATTAGGTTGTATTAACTGCCCTTGCATCCACACTTCGTTGCATCCTGCGTAACCTGATGGTGGTGCTTGTCCAATTACAATGCTATCATCGCAAATGAAAGTCACTCCGCTGGTTGCAAAGGCAGCGTTTCTATTTCCAAAGTTTGAAAGGATATTGCCTACCATTATGCCATCACCAGCATCATTATATTCCCCTAAATTAAAGCCACGCTGACTTATTACTTTGCTGGTTGTATTTCCGCCTCTTGGGTCTTTTTCATCTTTTACATTGTCATCGCCTTGGCTTCCACCACCGCCCACGCTTCCTGTCGTTGCCGTGAATGTCGGCCCTGCTTTAAGGAACAAAAACTCACAGATGTTGACAGATGGGTTAATCGGGTCGTAATCCTCAATCTTATTCAGGCGGAAGTAATTACCATCAAAGAAATACAGGTCACGGAATGACAGCTTTTCCATGTCGGCAGGGGTAAGGTAGAAATGGCCTCTTACTATCTTGCTGTCCTTGTCTATAATTTCGGACATATACTTTGACCAGTAAGCATTGAACAAATTATTGTTGGTCATTTCTGTACCTGCTGGAATACCTATAAATCTCGGCATCCCATAGTTAATATCCGATGTAGGTGTTTTGGGATTGTCCAAATGCCCTGTGTATGGATATTTTGTTTTGTTGGTAGATGTACCACCAAGCACTCTTACTTTGCCATTATAAACTAAATAAGGATTGCAAGACAAAGCAGCATATTGCAATATCCTGATTTTACCAGTATTGAAATTTAGGTTGTCGCCATTGTCAATATAGGTTAGTGTTTTGTCATCCTTTGGAAATGAGTTTAAAATAGAAGCACCAAATCCTGTTTCAATTTTCTTTTCATCTTTGACAAAATCATTTTCAATAAATATCTGTCTGTCACCGTATATTCGATTGTAATCGGATTTGTATTCTTTGTTTCCTTCGTCATCACCCTCTTGATGGGTAAAGATATATTTACCTGCTTCAAGTTCACCCATTGGAATGATGTCAAGTGGTTGTGACAAATCCCTTTTCTTTGTCCAATCTCTTACCGTGTTGGTGTAAAATTCCTCACGTGGCAGGATGACAAGGTTCTTGTCTATTTCAGTCGGCTCAACATAGAGATTGAACATCCTGAAAATCCATCTTAAAAATTCCGCTTGTTTTGTTTCTTCGCTGAAAAATCCGCTAAAATCTAATGTGTTGCCATATCCAACTTCATCAACAATTTGATTGTAAAATTTAGTGCCACTATTTTGTATAAAAGAATAACTGCTTACTGAATTTGCCGATGCTATTAGTTTTGATGAAGGGAATGGCGGTTCGCTTACTTGTATATTATCCAACAAAATAGAAACCACATCACCTGAATTTAATTTAGCCGCTTCTGCGACCATAATTGTTTCGTCAAATGTTATGTTATATGTTCCTGTTTTTGTTGTTTCTGTTTGGCTTTGTCCATTTCTTACCGCAATCCTAATACCATTAGCATAAATAGAATATATGCAGTTGAAAAATATGCTTGTACCAGTAGGATAAAAACTGCTGAATGTTACCGCAAGTGTAGATTTATTGTAAATAAACAAGTCATACTGCCCTGTCTTGCCAACCGTGAACTCACTGGTTGTCGTATTGAATTGGTTTGAAGGGTCACTTATCTCCGTTTGGAATGTAATCTTTTGCGGAATGGTTATGGTCTGCCCTGATGATTTTTGAACAAGGAATTGCCGTGATTGTATTTCGGCTTCGGGTAATACCGGGAATTGAGTGGGGCATGGCACAACCAATCTTTTGAACTGCGCTGTGTTGAAAAACGAACCGCTTGTATATGTGTACCCAGCACCGCTGAAAATCTTGTCTACAATGTTTTTGGCATATAGACACACACTCATGTCATCGGTTTGGAATGTGCTATAATCAGGATATCTGCCATTGTCTAACCAAGTGTACACATAGCCCTCACCAATAGGTGCGCCACCGCTAAAATTCACATAGCCGCTGCTGTTTTTTATTATCGAAGTGTCCCACGAATTGAAAATGTTAGTGTCACTCATGATGTGATTGTACTCGGTAAAGTCCAAATCACTCAATTTGCTGTCCGCAATCTTGGCAGTAAGGTCAGCTAACTGCCCGTGCATGGAGCATTCGTACTCAATTTGGTTCAGGTCGTTAACCTTAATCGACAACAAACGGATAAAACCTTCTATCTGCGTTACTTCATCCACGGTCAACAGCGCATCGGCTTTCAGGTTAGGATTGAAATCAGGACTGAAATTGGTCGCAGTCGTATTGCGGATGCTCAAGTTCAAATCAAACAAGTGGGTGAACAGCTTGTTATTTGTCTTTGTACCGGGTAACGTGAATGTCTTTGTCCAATCCGATGACCTGCTTTCAGGTTCACGGATGTCGGCAATGGATTTGTTAATCTGTATTCCAAAATCGGTAGGCAAATCCACGCTATACCCACCGCAAACTAATCTTACGTTATTCATGCGTTTTGCAACCTTTCCGGCTCGGTATATTCAACGGTAATTTGCAGGTTGTTCGGGCCATCAATATAATCAAACACCTCATAATTGGTGTCTGTGATATTGACAGGAATGTCACCCAAGAAAACCACAGGCGAAGCAATCAAATCTTGCAGCCATTCAAATTCGGTTTCATTCAGCCAGTTTGTGTTCAGCACCACTTGCTTTGTCTTTTCAGTAGCATACGAAGTCATCCCATGCTTTGTTTTGTCATACGCAAATGTGTTTCCTGTCAGGGTGTAGTTATTGCGTTTAAACTGCTTTCTGCTCACGCTGTATTTGTCACGTGATGCCATGCTGCAACGCACACTTTCAAAGCCACCCAACGGGTTCAGGAAGTAAAGATATTGCGGCACATATTTGCTGCATTCTTCCACCACATCAAAGCGGTACACCTCGCTGAAATTGCCACCAATCGTCTGGGTGAATTGTATGGTGTAATATGCCGTGCCAACAGGCACAACACTACCGGGTGTTCCCGATGTCAACTCCCCTGCTGTGAGTGCGTTTAACTGAACCACACCTGCACCAAATCTAACCATGAATTGTGATGTGTCTGCTGTGCTTGGAGTCCAAGGCAGTTTCAAATAACTTGTGGCAATGACTGAACCTGCGGCATTGTATGCCATCACCTTTGGTTCGATGTTAAAACCGAGCAGCAAAAAATAAAGGTAGTCGTACTGCTCACGGGTCACAATTCTTGGCCGCACACGTGTGAGAAATTTGGCTGAATTGGGTGTGACATTTATCTTGTAAGTGTCTGGTGTTTCGCTTCCGTACAGATTAAACAGGCCATTCCACACATATTTACCCGTGTCGGATGCAAGTGCAAGATATTCAGTGCCGCCATACTCCTCGCCAAATTCCACGCTGTATGCAAGGTAGCTATTATTGCACTTGCTGATTGCTGTCAGGTTTTGGGTAAAATCGTATGTAACATAGTTTTGCAGGATGCGGCTGATGTTAAACACACCTTTGTCAGTAGTGCCGTAGAATATCGGTGCTTTCAGTTTGGCAATGGTCGTGCCTGATGCGTTTTTGATTACCGCAATAAACTTGAAATTTGCCTGTGCGTAGTTGGTCGAAGTGACCACGTATGAAACATCCGAATAAACCGGGGCGACATCGTTCGGCTCGGTATTGATTGTAATTGCCATCTACCTAAAAAAGTAGGTTTGCTCCTACCTATGTAGTGGCAATCTCACTTGTAACGTATGCGGTTATGGGTTTACCCAAGGCATCTCCCAAGTGCTGTGCGATTGCATCGATATTGGCAGGGGTCAACACATCGTCAATAAAGTTCGCACCCTTGTAACCAAATCTTTTTATAGTTCCTTTGGATGCTATTTTACGGGCAATGGCAATGGCCATAGATTTACGGGCTTCTAAAACTGATTGTGTGCTTTGCTCTTTTGATTTACGGACAGGAATACCCTTTGCGCTTATCCATTCCTCAATAGATGCAATCGGTGGTCTTTTGCCTTTGCGCCTACCTTGGTCAGCCCACAAATAATAATTCGCCATTTCAATAGGCACGGTCACTCCGTTGGCATTTTCCTGAAAGTCACCGATGTTGACACTTGACCGCAGGTTTTTGGTAGCGACTAATTTCTTGGCTGTGATGTCCTCACGCAACGCATCCACCAATCTTTGAGCCACACCTAAAACAAGGTCAGCAAGTAATGAATTAGGCATGGGGCTGTCGGGTATTCCGAACTTGTCCAGCAACCCTTTATTGATTGCATCTAACTGCGCTTTGGTAATGTTCACACTTATAAAAGTAGAAACCCCGACACAATGGCCGGGGCTTCATCCGTATGGGATTTGCACCCATGTCCTCACAAAAGTGAGATGCTACTCAAAGGCAGTATTCATTCCTGCTTACACCAACGGTATTTCAAACTTACAACATTTCTTGCAAAAGTGCAATCTTGTAAACGGTGCTATCTTTGGCAGACTTTGCCGACTGCGCTGCCGTGTTTAATCTTTCTGTCCTTGCCCTGTCTTTTTCGGTTTGGAAACTGACTGCGTTTAAGAACTCCACAAGCGGCATATTCAAAAAGAAATCCCACTTTGTTCGGTCACCCCCTGCGATGTTGTCCACCATTTTCAGCCAGCTGATGGCGGGGCGGTCTTTTCTTCGGCTATCTTCTTCAACTTCTCCACTTCCTGCTCTAAATATACTTGGGTAGCTTCGAGTAATTCCGGCAAGCATAGAGAAAAAAAAAGCGTGTAGGCGTATGCAAATGAAATCGGCATCCGTTCCCTAAACTGCGCTGCAATCTTTTCAAAGTCATCTGTCTTTACTTCCTTGCGTTTGGGTGGGAATATCCGGTAAGGAACGCACAGGGCTGCCATAATCATGTGCAAGTTTTGCACCCACTTGTCTTTTTCTGCAAACAAGTCCTGCACCATAATAAATTGGTGCGCTTGTAAGTGGTGCTGATTGGCTGCGAATTTGTAAAGGGTGTTGCCGATGCGGAAGCTACCCACGTTTTTTGCGGTAGGTAACTCTGCCATGAATGCAAGTTTCGCTAATGCTGCCGTGATGTCCACGATGCGCATCTCCTCGATTGTGTCCAGTTTTTTTCCTGATAAAATGGACAATGTTTTGAGTTGATTGTCAAAACTCGGCTCTGTCAGCAGCTGCAATTCTTGAAACTGCGCTATGCTTATTTCATTCCAATTCTTTGGTAATTTCATTTTACTATTTTATACCACAAATGTATGGCTGTTGTTTTGATTATTTCGTATATGGCTATGGTAAAGAGTATTTTCATATTATGACAAACACCCCTTTCTTATTTTTTTGGCTGCAATACCGGGCAAGTGCCAACGCACAAACTGCGTCATCGTGCAACCCTGATGGTGCAGAATACCGCAACCCGGTTGCCGTGTGTTCAAATTCAAAGTTACGCATCTCATCTGCGATTATTCCTTCGGGAAATTTAATCAGCCCAGCGTGAACATCAGCGGTCAACTGCTCCATCATCTGTTGCTTTGATACCGATGTGAACTTTACCCCAACAGAACGTGGGCAATGCCGTTGTATTTTCTCCACAATCGGGTCACCCACTCCCGTGCTATCTATTGCCGCAGGGGTTTGGCCTACAACCCGAATGATGTGCTGTTCTGTCTGCGCCCAGTCCTTTTGAAAGCGCTCAAAATAGCAGACACGGTATTCAGCATCTAAACCAATTATGACCGTGTAGTCCGAATACTTTGCAAGGTCAATGCCGTACCACTCAACAGGTGCGGTGGAAATCGGTGCAATACACTGCGAAATGTAGCTCAATCCAAATGGGTTGCTGCCATCCTCGGTAGGTTCGGCAAGATACAGCTCGGAAAATATGTGCTGCGGCAAGTCACGTTTGGCCTGTTCCACTTCTTCAAGTTTCAGGACACCAGCATTGACGGCATCGTATGCGGTAATCTTAAAAAATCCGTAGTTCGGCTCACCCATCCTTGCCCGTTCACTCAACCTGTAACCCCAGTTCTTTTTGCCCTTTACGTTACCGATTAGCTTTGCCTTGCCCTCGGTTTTGGTCAGGGTAGAACGCAGGGCATACCACGCATCCTCTCTCGCCCGTGTGAACTCATCAAACACGGCTGCATAAACATCGTCACCATAAAGGTTGTCGGGTTTGTCTGCGGACTTAAATTCAATGATGCCACCCGTTGGCAATGTCAAACGCAACTTGCTTTCATTCACTTTGAAAAAGTCACGCACGGTCACTTGGTTACGCATTCGCCTGAATGCAATCTCTGCCTGTTGATACACGGGTGCAACCCACCAGACGGATTGATTTTCTTTTAGCTTCAACGCCTGTTCAAACAGCCAAATGATGTGACTTGCTGTCTTACCAACTTTCGTGGCAGCAGCGGTGACGGTGTACCTATCAGGGCTGTCAAGTATAGCCCGTTGGTAATCCGTTACGAATGGCCGGGTGTAGCTAATGTGCATTGATAAAATTCCAATCGGTCTTTGTTTATGGCTTCAAGGTTGTGGTGTTGATTGCAGTAAACCTGATTGGCTTCCCCTCGTGAATAGGTTGCAATCGGTTGGCTTTCCATTGCCTGTTTCATGGCTTTATACCACTCATCTGGTGTGTTCAGGCAGAACTTCACCCCGGCATTATTCAGGTGTTGCAGGTAGGGTTCAACTCCCGATGCAATAACGGGCAACCCATACGCAGCCGCTTCGATTATTTTCAGTTCGGATTTGCAGCTGTTCCATTCGTTCTGTTCCAATGGGGCCAAGGCGCAATCAAACAGGCGGTAGAAATTGCCGTACTCGTTTGGCTGCTGTGCATGGCTGACCAATACTTGGGGCCGAAGTACCGGGTTGTTGCCGTTGAACTTATACAGGATGCTATCCCAAATGTAATTATTCGCCATCCACCCACACAAAACAAAGCGGACATTGTCATGCTCATTGCAGATGCGTTCGATTGCTTCCGATAGTATCATGATGTCATTGCTGTGCGTAAGTCCACCCACCCAGCCGAATGTGAAGTATTCCCTTTCCTGCGGTGTTGAAAGCCACTGGTCATCTGTTAGGTCAAGGGCATTCGGTAGCACCTGCACATTGTGATTGTACTTGGCTATCTTTTGGGCCAAATAATCTGTGGTCGTGGTCACACCATCGGCATACCTGATGCCATCGATTATCTGCTGTTTCAGTTTATGCTCCCGAAAGTACTTATATGTCGGGTGGTGTTTTGGCAATACCCAATAGTCATCAATGTCCACGATGTATTTGATATTGTTCTTTGCCAAGTAGTGGAGTATCTCGTAGTGGTTCTCTCCCAGCCACCTGTTAAAGATGACAAGGTCGTAGTTAGATAAATGCGGTATTCCATTGCGTTCAAAGTTTTGGGATATGCTGACGGTGATGTCATCAGGGTAATCAATCTGCAATCGTTTCAGTGGTGTGTACAGGCGGTGGTATTCAACTCCACCCATGCCTTCCCAAAGTGCTAATACTTTCATTTCATCATCTCCTTTATTTCTGCAAATAGCCGCCTGATTTCGGGTGACTTGATTTTTAGACAGGCAACCTGTAATTTTATTGTGCGCCTTTCTTTCGTGCGTTTCAGCCGCCTTCTTTGTGCTGTATATTTCATTCGTATGTTTCTGTGAAGTATTCGTATGCGTTCAGGTCATCGTCAATCATGGTGGCATTTACTGCATCCATAATCTGTTGCCGTTCCATTTCTTTGGCTTTGTTTATTATTGCAGTTGCCTGTTCAATAGATAAACTATTTTTCAGGTTTTCAAGTAGCCATTCAACTGCTGTCTGTTTATTGCCCATCGAGATTTAAAGTTATTTTGATTTCGCCTGATACCGTCTGGTTTACATCGGCCGTTTCTTTTGGTTTGCCGTACACCCTGCTGAGTAGTGTTTCAATCGAATACAAGCTGCCCTTTTCAAGTGACTTCCGCATGGCATTAGCAATCGTCTTTTCCAGCACCGTTGCTTTGGGGTTATGCCATACCTCTTTGAGTTCATCCAAGTCCATTGACAACATTGCCTGAATGGTGTCGTTTATTTCGGCAAGTTTGTAGCCCTGCTCTTTCAAAAGGGTGACGTACTTTTTTGGTCTGCCGTTCCTGTTAATTCTATCAGGGTGAGCATCAAAACCATCACCCTTTTTCAGGTTGTCTAATTTATTGGCCATCGGTTGTTTGTCGGTTGTAAGTTTGCCCGTTACGTTTGATTTCAAGTGTCGGGTCAAGTTTAATCATTCGGTCGATAATTACTTGGCAGTATTTCGGGTCAAGTTCCATTCCGTAGCACTTGCGTTTAAGTTGGTGTGATGCTACCATAGTTGAACCACTACCAAGAAACATATCTAAAACTAATCCATCATCTGGGCAACTTGATTTAATTGCTCTTTCACATAATGGTATTGGTTTAGGTGTTGAATGTTTACCTTCCGTTCCATCTCTCCTATGCCTTGCAAATTCCCAAACATTTGTCATCATATCGTGTGTATTGTCAAAGTATGCCCGTGTTGAATACCATTCTTTTTTAATTTCCTCATATTCTTTTTTAATTTCCTCATATTCTTTTTTAATTTCCTCATATTCTTTCACAAATGCTTTTCCATTTGAAGCATCTTTTATTGTGTTGTAATGTTCTTTTGTAGGGAATGCCCATTGGCTTTTACTCCAATAATGAGTATGGGTTGTTGCGGTTAATTTTGTTAATTGTTCATTTGTTAATCCGCTTTTTTCTTTTTCTTTAATTAACCAATTTCTTATTGGTTCAAATCCTTCAAAATAATTATCTGAATTATTATTAAATCCTTGAACCCCTAACATAACAAATAAACACTTTTCATCACCTGGGAAAAAACTTCTTTGTATTGCTTGACCTACTCCCGTACCCCCACCACTTCCAAATCCACCTTTATTCCATGTTATCAAGTTCCTAAATGTTGCCTTCTGTTCTTTAATATATGGTTTCAAAATACCGCTATAAATATCCATAAGCGGTTCGTCAATACCCCAACAATACCAGCTCCCGTTTTCTTTCAGGTGCATAAATTGTAAAGCAATCCATTCCCTGTTAAAATCTAACAAATCATCATAGTTGAGATTGTCATTTAATACCCCATCTTTTTCTTTTTTCATTCCATAAGGAGGGTCGTTGTGTGCCATATCAGCTTTCTGTCCATTCATCAACTTTGCCACTTGGTCGCTATCCGTACTATCCCCACAAAGCAACCTATGCTCACCAATTTCAAATAAATCACCCAGCACAATATCGGTCTGCAATTCATCGGGCATCTCGTAGTTATCTTCTTCTGCTTCCAATTCGATTGCATCCATTGGTGGCAAATCCAAACCCCACTCAGTCAGCTTATCCGCATCCCATTCGTTTGCAAGTGTGTTCCAATCCCACTCACCGAAGCCCACGTTGTCCTTAATCAGGAACTGCGCCCGTTGTTCCTCTGTCCATTCGTCTGCCAAAATAATCGGTATCTCCTTTGCTCCGATGTCCGATAATGCTTTCAGTCGCATATTGCCACCCAGCACTATGTAATGTTCTCCCTCGGTATAGCAAACCAATGGCCGCTTTTCCAACATTTCAGGAAAGTCAATAATTGACTGCTTTAACTTGGCAAACTTCTCATCCCGAATGACACGGGGGTTGTTCGGGTTTGGCCGAACCTGTGTTAATTTAACCCACTGCATATATTCTTACGTTTCTGTTAATGTGATTGTCAGGTTTGAAGTCGAACTGCGCCATCAAATAGTCAAGCCCGGCATGGCTGAAAATTGTGCAATGCCCCACCTTTGGTTCAATGTATTCGTCATTTTCGGTAAGCCAATCGGCAAAGGAAGTTTCAATGATTACCTTACTACCCTTGTGACAAAACTCTTTTATTTCGGCCAACTCGGCAAATGGTGCTGTCAAGTGTTCGATTACCTCTGTCAGCACGATGACATCATAGTCCTTTTTAAGGGATAAAACATCGGCATAATATCCGTTATAAGGGTCATAACCATCACAGTCAAGTCCAGCATCATGCATGAATGTAACCATCAAACCAGTGCCACACCCATAATCTAAAATGGTTGGGTTATCCTTGCCTGATATTTTGCGGATGCGTTCTAACCGGGTTTGGTTTAACTCATCGGCATTGCGTTCATCTTCTTTGCCACCGCCCACCATGCCTGATTGGTCAAGTTTTTTGCAGAAGATGTTTAACAAGTCATCGGTGTAGTATTGCACCCCACCTTTGACGAATGCTTTTTTGGCTACCTTACCCGTGATGGGTGATTTAGTTTTGCTCATATTCCTTTTGTAAAATATATTAAAATGTCTTTAATCAGCAGCCATAATACCATTAAGCCAGAAAGTGTCAATACTACGGCAATTAGTAAATTCATGTTATTCATATTTTGATTTCAATATCTGTGTCAAATTCATTATTGTCCATGCACCATAGCCATTGTCACCTGTCGGGATGACGTTATGCGCAGTCGGGCAGATTTCAACAACACGTGGATGTTTCATTACCTCGGCTATGGCATAGGCCATTGACTGATTGCCGACAAATAACTCACAGCCCTTTATGATGCCGCACAGCTCCGCAAAGTCTTTTACTTCGATGTGAGAAATGTCGGGCAGCTTGGCCGAAATTATGCGGTATTCATCGGGCAGCCCTACAAATTTTATCTTATCCTGATACCTGCGCAGGATGGAATAATCAAATGTCGGGTTGTGATACCGGGCTGTCCTGTTCAAAATGATTTGGTGATTGCCTAATTGCCATACATCAAAGTGTATCGGCTCGGCTAAATTGCAAGTCAGTTCTGGGTAGATATGAAAATACCACTGGGAAATATGCCCCGTGTAATTGTGAAACTTCCTGAATAGGTTAAAATTGTAGTCGCATTTTGCGGCTTCATCTGTGATTGTGCATTTGCCTATAAAGTCCGTAGACATCAAAAGTGGCAAAAGCATTTCAGCCATTTGATTATTCATCTGCACCTTGCCCATCGGGTGATTGAAATTGTATTGCGCTGGTACATCCACCTGTAAATATAAGTGAACCTTGCTATCGTGCAACCGGGATGCTGCTCTCATTGCCGGTAGTGAGTAAATCAAATCCCCTGCGTTGCCGCCATGAATAATACTAACCATTGAGTGCTTCCCTATATAGTTTTTTTAGTGCATCAAACATACAACTGCGACACGCTGGGAACGGTTGGCCGTACAACTGCCTGTGTACCTCGTTTAATTTGGCATAGTACCCAGCTTCAAGTGAGTATGTGCCGGTCTTGTTTATCCTCTCAATATGCGACTTCAAGTCAAGGCAAAGACTGCGTTGTTCAGGTGTCATATTCTTGTCATTATGAAGTAACAAACACAGGGTAAAACAACCCCCATAGCGATGCCAGTCAATGTGATTTCAATTAGTGTCATAGGTATCGGTCAATTAAAGCCCCAAATATAGCACATAATGCACCATAAATCACTCCGTACAATCCGAATTCAACGGCAAACCAAGTAAGTCCCACCCACCACGATAGGCAGAACCCGCATTCAAAAGGTTTGATTGTTTTGCGGTAACGGCTGTCCAGCGCATAGACAAATGAAATCATCGGGGGAAAGAAGTAACGGGAAAGCAGAACGCACAATGCGGCCACTCCCAAAATGTCAGTCATCGTATTCATTATATTTTTCTTTGATTTGTGTTTTGATTGCGTTTATGATTTGGCTAATCTCCCGGTAGTTGATTTTGGTGTCCCGGGCAATCATTGCCATGCTCTGTTTGTCTTCCCACAACTGCCATAACTTTACCACATACCACTCACTCCGGTTAAAATGATTAGCCACCTCTTTGAAATTGACAGACTCCACCGCTTCCTGTTTTCTGCGGATGTGGGTTTCGTCATAATCTTCGGCTTCCTCATCATAATTTTCGGGCAAGGTTTCTGTGGTGCGCAGGAAGTCACGGTAAAACTTTGTGTAACGATTGCCGTTGACCGCATTGCAACCCACCCTTACTAAATAGTATACAAGTCCATTGCTTTGGTGCAGTTGTATCAGGCGGTCAGCATCCATTTCACAGCATATTAGAAGCAAGTGTTGTTGTAGGTCGGCAGCGACATGGCTTCCAATTTTATTGCAGAAGTCAGGAAGCCATTTGGAATTGGCAAGTTCAATCAGTATCTCGGTGCGCCTGTTCAAGTTTAAGTGCGTGAACTTTTTTGAGCCAATCTTTGAATGACTTGTTATCCCCATACCGGGCATGGTCTTTTCTGCATAGGGCCATCAAGTTTTCAATCACATCAGCGTGTTTGCTTCCACCCAGACCCCGGGCTTCGATGTGGTGAATGTCCACCGCTTGTGCGCCACATACCTCACAAGGGATGAAATCGGTCTTGTCATAGCCGAAATGGTCAAGATATACCTTGGTATGCTTCTTCACGGCACAAAGTTTATTCGTAAAAGGTCTATTTTATTAAATTGTGGATAACTTTAACACAAATAATTTAACAAAAAGTATTGCAAGTATAGAAAAGTATATTAGATTTGCAGCATGGAAAACACAAAAACACCTTTTGAAATGGGCTGGATAGCCAGTCAGCAGTTTAATTACTACGAAACCGAAGGCGAAAACCCTTTTGAACTGAACTCCGATGACTTCAAACAATGGGAAAAGGGATGGCAATGGTACATCACCCAAACTATTGAATGGGAACGTGACGAACAAAGCGACATTGATTATCACGAACGTCAGGAATACTGCAACGAATAAAAATAAATTTGGAAATCTAAAATCTTTGTTATATAATTGCATATCGGAATAACAGGACTGAACCCCCTGCCGAGAAGATTGGACAAATGAAACGAATACAATTAACACCCACGCAAGTAGATAGTCGGTTAGTGTCCAGACCGGGTTCAACTATCGAAAGTGTGGGTGTTTTTTTTATGAATATTTACAAACCAACACCACTACCAGTCGCATATTGTGACGAGCAAATCGCAGAACTTGAACTGCGCAAAGAGTATGAAAATTACAGGCGAGAAAACAAGGTGCTTACGTTATTACAATGTGAGTACCTTTGGATGAAACTTGACCTGCAAATCATCTATTACAACCAGTGTAAAAAATTAACCCTTAAAGAAAATAACCATGCCTAAAAGAACCGTATTTATTGACAAAACAGACCCATTGAAAGAACTCACACCAGCACGTTCAGGTGACAACAAGTTTTTTGCTTTGATATTTTATGATAAAAATAAGAACCAAAGCTTTGTCATTGAACTTGAAAAATCTGCTGCCATTGATTTTTTGGCAGAATGTGAAACAAGAATTAAAAAACTTGAAGATGAGTAACGGATGGATTAAGATACACCGTAAAATGATGGAACATTGGATTTATCAAAATAGCCATTACTTTCATTGGTGGACAGATTTACTTATGAATGCAAACTTTGAAGATAAGAAGATACTTATCAAAGGAAATTTGTATGACTGCAAACGTGGTCAAAGTCTTTATTCATTGGACACTTGGGCTAAACGATGGAAGGTAGATAAAAGCAAGGTTCGTAGGTTTTTACAACTGCTTCAAAATGATGGCATGATTGTAATTGAAAACGTTTCAGTTTCGACACGGCTAACTATCTGTAAATATGAATGTTACCAAGACGAGCGAAACGCAGATGAAACGGAAGTGAAACGCAAACGAAACGCAGATGAAATGCAGATGACACCAACTAAAGAATTAAAGAAAGATAAGAATGAAAAGAATGAAAAGAATATATATCGTAAAATTTTGCATTTGGAAATCACAAGGGCAGAAGTTGACAAGCTAATTGCTGATGGCTATACCATTGACCAAATTGATAACATTCTGGACAGGGCAGAAAATTGGAAAGGCATTGCAAACAAAAG